TTATTTGCAACTGGAGCAAATGGTGATGTAGTATTTAGAACGGGCGGCGTAGATAATTCGGCTAATGATAGAATGACAATAACAGGAAGTGGAAACGTAGGAATAGGTTTATCTGATCCTGACGAGGATTTAGAAGTGAACGGTAATATTAAGTTAAGTTCGAGCTTACCGTATATAAGATTTAACGGTAATAACACAGCAGCAGTGTTTGATATTAAACACAACAACAGTACTAAATTAGAATTTTATTATAATGGCAATAGAATGTCATATTATAGGCCAATAGGAACAACGGGGCAATTTGCTTTTAAGCAATACAGCACAGGCGCAACAGCAGATAATTACCCTGGTTTTAGTTTCGACGGTGATGAAGATACAGGAATGGGGTTATATGGTGCAGATCAATTATTCTTAACGACAGGTGGGGAAACAAGGTTATTGGCCAACAATACTGGGGTAGGAATAGGAACGACAAACCCAATATATATGCTACACGTTGCATCTGGATGGATAGCGAACACGACTGAGGGAATTAGGGTTAAAAATGGTGATAATTTAACGCCAACTTTTGGTTTTGTCGATGATGGAGATTTAGGTATTTACAGGGTGACAACAAACACATTAGGATTTGCAGGCGGTGCAGGTACAAACATGGAGATTAGCACAACAGATATAAAACTAAACGATTACCCAAATACAAGAGACGATTTAGTTAGTCCTGTAAATTTCCTTTCAACGGATGCGAGCGGAAACATTTTATCAATGCCAATAGACAGTTTAAATATTGGATCTGGGGGCGGTGATAATTTAGGAGATCATACAGCAACCACAACATTAACAATGGGAACAAATAGAATTAACAGGTCTGGGGACGGTGTATTGGATGGCCTGGGCTTTAGTTCACAGGATGAGGTTGAGATTTATAACAATTTAGGTACTGTTGAGGTTTTATTCGACATTCCAAACACGACAGGGGCGCAAATAGAAGTCGAACAGGCAGCGTTTGGAACAGACCAGGAAGGTGTGCCTGCCTATTCTTTTAGTGGGGATGATGATACGGGTATGTTTCGAGAGGCAACAAACGAATTAGGATTTAGTACGTTTGGATCCAGGAGGATGTTATTAAAACAGGATTCAATATATTTAGATGATTTCCCTAATACCAGGGATGATAATGTAACAGCAGTTAATTTTTTATCAACAAATGCAAATGGGCGTTTACAGTCGTTGCCAATAACAGATTTAAGTGGGGGCATTTATGGGGGTTCTGGATCAATACCATCAGATATAACAGTAACAGGGGGAGCATTTGATTTGGATTTTGATGCATTAGCAGATGCCAGATTTCAGAGTATGACGGGGCAATTTCATGTTGGGACATCTCAAAACTCATCAATTGCAATTTCATTGAATACAACATCATCTGGGGGTGATATTGATTTGGATTCAGCAGATGATATAAGATTAGAGGCAGCAGATGATATTAATATTATATCTGAAACATCAAGTGTAAACATTGAGGCGGCTAATTTAATTAATATAGGAGCCAACACAGACACAAATACAATTGATATTGGGGACGATGAGGACGATATTATCAGATTAGGTGGTGTAGATTTAACAGACTATGATGCAGATTTACCAAATTTCCTGGGGATCACATCAACATCAGGGACAATTGGATTAATTAACCATGAAGAAGTACCACCATCTGTTGGGGGTGTTACAACAGCAGGTGGATTTAGTGCAGCCAACAGGACGTTTGTTAATACAATAAATTCAGGCACCCCATCAACAGCATTGCCATCAGCAGGATCATACCAAAAGGATGGAGATATATTAACATACTGTAATAAATCAGCATCAACAGATCACGATGTTACAGGACATATTGAAGATACAGCATCAAATACTGTTACGGTGTCCCCTGGGGATTGTGTCAGGTTCTTTTGGGATGAAACCAACGACACATGGTGGATTTTATAGTATATTTAATTGTAATTACATAATCACAAAATAGTATCAATTATGATAGATTTTATTAAGGGCCTTATAATAAAGGCAATCGGTCCATCGAAATGGACATCAATAATGGGAATTTTTGCCCTGGTTATTACATACGCCACACAAGGGAGTATAATTTTAGAAAACATTGTTGCATTCGCTGATATGGATCCATTAACGGTTGTTAATGAGGTTGAATTAAAAGAGGCATTAGAGTTTCTGGGATTAGGTACCGTTGCAGGGTTTTTAGGCTTAAAGGCAAAAGATAACGATGTCAGTACAGAGGACGTTAAAAAGTACAACCAGGTTGTAAAATAAGGCGAGTATTTAAAAGTTTTGAAAGGGGTAGCAATTGATTTTGTTGCCCCCTTTTTATTTTGTTACAAAAAACTATTGTTTTGTAACAAAAAAGGTTTATATTTGACACAGAAACAAAAAAACAAAGATTATGCAAATCACAATTGAAACCCTAACAACAGATCATCAAGTTGACATTTCAATAAAAAGGGTGGTTGATAATTCATACAAGTTTGGAGGCCACACAATAACAGATGAGGATTATGATTTTGAGATTAGTGGGATTCCCCAGGGGATGACAGAGGAACAGGTTATTGATTATGCAATGGATCATTATAAAGAGGATCTATTTGCAGAGTATTTGGATTGGTAATTTATTTATTTCAGATTTATAAATTTATGCTTGACCTGGGTACGTCGCAAAAGGCCCAATTTTTTCAAAAAAAAACAAATAGCAATGGCAGAGATGTTAAAATTTAAAATCAAAAAAGTTGTCTGGAAAGACAGGCAAGATATTAACCTGGAATACATTGAAAGTGAGGAAGTAATAAGGACAATAGTATTGGATGCAGCAGAGGTTGAAAAACAACCACTAATAAAACCTTATGTTTTAGAACAGGCAGGGATCGAGGAGCAGGATGATATTTTAGTTTATTGTGTAACTGATTAAAACCAACCAAAAATGAGTGAACAAATTAAAAAAACGATTACAGAAACCATCAAAATGTCAGAGGACAACAATGGGCAAATTGACAGGATAGCATTATTTAATTTAATTGAATATGAAATCCAGGATGCAGAGGTGAGGGGAGCAATGAAGTTATTGCATACAATTGTTTTTAAGTCAACAACAACATTAATTGGATCCTTTGTTGATTGGAGCAATTTACAGGGATCAAAAAAGGAAAAGGATTTATACGAGGTATCGGGTTATTTAAAACACGATTTGGTTAAATTATTATCCTGTGTTGATCGGGCAGACAGGGTTGCCATTATTAAATATGTTGTTGAACACCTGGATGTTGATTTGGAGTACATTAATAAAATTGTAAAGCAAAAAGTATAATGGAGTTTAAGATTAGGCACACCAAAACCCAGGAAACAAGGGTTGGCCAATGGGATGGAGAGGGGTTAACATTCCTATCAAAAGACGGTAATATTTCTTTTTCAGAGTTTTCCCATTGGCTGCCTTGTTTCAAGGCACCATCCAGGACAATACCATCTTTTATACATGAGAATAAAACCATTTCGTTGGATAATCCAACAGCGTTTTTGGTTTTAAGGCATTACAGGCCATCTGAGGGCGTCGAAATTCCAGTCATGTTTTATAAAAAGTTGGGGTATTGGGTATATTTTAGGCCAATGGTGGGGGAATTACCATTTGACAGGTGTACGATCTGGGGGAATGTTCCAGGATCCCATTGTTACGTTTTCCAGGTATCTGGGGTTTGGAATACTAAAAAGAGGATTGAGAAATTTAAAGAATTAGACATTTGCAAAAAGTGTTACGGATACAATAAAAAATGTATTAACTGCAAAGGTGTTTTGTAACAAAAAGGATTATATTTGTAATAAATTATTCACAGTAAAAAAAACAAAATTATGATTTCAAAAAAGATTACAGATTTATTAAACCAGGCATACAGTACAATGCGTTTGAATTTACCAGATGAGTTAAATGAGATGATTGAGGCCAGGCAAGAGGCAGAAAAAAACAGATTCAACAAAAAGAACACCAAACATACATTGGTGGTTGAGATGATGCAAATAGGTTGCACCTCATTCTGTAAATTAACAGAGCAATACAAAAAGGAATTTGAAAACTACAATATTTAAAATGGATCTTATTTATTTAATAGTCGCGGTTGTGTTTATAATGATAATATTTAACCAACCCACAAAAAACAAAAAGTAATGGGAAATTTAACAGAGGAACAATTATTGGAAAAGTCAATCATCCTGGAAAAGGATCAAAGGATTGCACAATTGGAGAACGAATTAGCCAACACCAAAAACAGAGCATTGACAGTTTTTGAGGAAAACCAAACCCTAAAGGCATCAGATGCCATAAACGAAAAGAGGGCAATGTTAGAGTACGAATTGAAAATTGCAGAACAATTTAGTAGATCGGGTGCATTCCCTAAGATGTCACCAGAGCAATGTTATACATTGATGAAAGCAGGGGAGGAAATGGGATTAGCCCCAATTGTTGCATTAAATATGTTGTATGTTGTGAACGGTAAGATTGGACCGTATGGGGATAAAATGTTGGGGTACATCCTAAGTAAAGGGTACAAAGTAAAATACGAGAACGAAACAGAGGATCAGGTTACAGTTACAATTTACAAAGAAGTTAACAGCTATGATGATCCTAATTACAACCCAAATGCAACATTAAATGGGGAGCCAATTATATTAGCAAGTTACACAGAGACAGCAAAAGCAAATGAACAGGTGTTACAAAACTCAAAGGCATTAAAGTTTGCCAGGGGTAATAAATTGCGTTTTCACGCAATAAGGAAAATTGCATCATTTCATTTGCCTCATTTGTTTATGGGTTGTGGGGATTCATTCAGCCAGGATTATCCAGAGTGGGCAGAGGGTGAAAAAACCAAGTTAACGGATCAGAACGGTAACACGTTGATCCCTGTATCAAATGATGAGATCCTGGAAATGATTAACCAGGCAAAAACAATCCAGGAATTGGATGGGATTAAAAAGGATCATAAAAAGATAATTACAAAGGACATCAATTTAGTTTCCAAATTAGGGGAGCGCAAAAAGGAGTTGGAATTGTAACAAAATTATTGTAAATTGTAACAAAACAAAGAAGTATGACAGTTTTATTTGATTATGATTCATTGATTTACGGGGCAGTTTATAAAATTGCCTCATTTACAGACATCCGAAAATGGTTTAATGAAAACAGATGCAGGGAATGGATGGAAACAGAGATTGTGCATTTAGCTGTGAACAGGTTAATGCAGATGAACCATAGGATTTTCATGGAAATTGAGGATACAGGGATTGAGATTGATTTAGTGGAATACTTTATTACCACGGCAAAGAAACCAAAACGTAATGAAATATACCCAACGTACAAAGGACACAGAAAGCCAAATAAATGGGTTGGTAAGGTTAGGCGCAAATTAATTGAAATGGATTTTGCCAAAACATCAGATACCTGGGAGGCAGATGATTTGATTGCAGACATGGCCAGGGAGATCCCAGAACATCAAAGGATGATTTTGTCAATGGATAAAGATTTAAAGACAATACCAGGGATCCATTTTGATTATTATAGACCCAGATTAAAGGATGAGGATGGGAACCCATTATTGGATGAGTTTGGCAATAGGGTACAATCAGATTGCAGGGGGTTGGATATTGTTACTCATGCAGAGGCAGCATTATTTTTTTGGAAACAGATGGTCATGGGGGATCCTGGGGATGGCATCAAAGGAATACCCAGAAAAGGGCCGAAAGCAGCAGAGAGGGCATTACATGAAGCCACAGAGCAAGATTTTGAGGGAATAGTTAGGGGAATGTACCAGGATCATTACAATGATGAGTGGGAGAAACATTTTTGGATCAATTACCAATTGTTGTACATGGGTACAAATAGGGAGCATTTGGATGAGAAATTAGAAATGGCCATATTAGCAACACCAGAGTGATAACAGAATGCTGTATTTGGGGATCATCACATCCAAATGGAGCATAATTAAGTCGATCAAACGGCCCTTTGTTAGTGATGAAACATTGGGCCATTTTTATTTTTAAATGGCAGTATTAAAAAACAAATTAAAGCAGGATTTTACGATTGTAGCAAACCAGGCAATTGAGGATCAGAGGTTAACACCAATTGAGTTTAGATTATATTGTTACCTGTGCAGCAGACCAGAGAATTGGGATATAAACAACACAGACATCCAGAACAAATTAAATATTAAGACCAGACATACTTTAGCAAAGTATTGGAAAAAATTAATTTCATTGGGGTTAATATCCAGGCAGAAAGCAAAAGGGCAACAGGGGATGTTTGGAGGATTTGATTATATCATACATGATTACCCATGTGTTAATGAACCACACACGGAACCATGTGTTAATGGTTCCAACATGGATTCGTTCCAACATGGATCAATTAACACATATAGTAATACTAAGTATTTAAACAAAACTGATTTTAATAACAAAACTGAGGGGGCGCAAAGGCAAAAAAGATTTGTTGAGCCAACATTAGATCAAGTAAAAGAGGATTTTATTACAAAGGGATCCACAGAGTCAGAGGCATTAAAATTTCATGCCTATTATACATCCAACGGTTGGAAAGTTGGAAAAAATAAAATGAAAAATTGGAAAGCTGCAATTAGTGGATGGATTGCCAGGAACCCAAAGCCAATAAAAAACGATTCACAAATATCAAACAATTATGAATACGGAACAGGCAAAGGTTGGTAATGTATTTTTTTTTTAATCTTTTAACTTTTAAAAAAATCAAATTATGAAAATTTATATTTTGTCTCTTATGTTTTTATTGACAGTAATTACTATCAATGCACAATGCGGAGAAATAACAATTAATGGCAATACCAATTCATTGGATTGTGATGTTTCTGGAGTTGATTTAAGTGATTTTCCTTTAGTAAAATTTACAATCCAATTAAAAAATGGGAATAGTCCGATATATCTATATCCACGATTAGATGAGACTGCCAGAGTGGTCCCAGATTTCAAAAGGCTTTTCAAATGTAAAACTTTTGTAAAAATATGGATTGGTAGTGATTTAGAGGGTGATTACATGGAAGTCACATACAGAATAGAGGAAGATAATATAAGTGATAATTTCAAAGGTAGTTTTTATGTGCATGAATTAGATGCTAATGTATCTTTTAACTTTAATAAAAATAATATTCATGGAATGCAACAATTGCAAAAAAACTTTTGAGTTGGATAATTTCCAGGATTTTGACATTGAAACAGGCAAAGGTGTTTGTTTTGGATGTGGCCCCAGGGTTGAAAGGCCATCAGAAAGGCATATTAAAAGGATCCGTACAATGGGAACCCCAGAACAGAATGCAGAGTTGGATGAGTTATTGGAAATTTACAGCAAACAAAATCCACCTAAAAAGATCCAATATGATACAGCAGTTGCACCCCAGGTTGATGAATTAACCAGATCTTTGCAATACCTGAATAAAAGACAAAATGTAAAGGATCGCAAACCAAAGGGCATTACATTCCAGAATGTTAAACACATATTTTGGCAGTATTTCAAACAAATAGTAAAGAGGGAAACAGGAAAGGAAATAAATTACAGCGATTTGGACCAATACACAATTGAGGTTATTAAAAACTACATCCATTGGTTGATAGGTAGCAGAGGGGGGCAATTAGATCCTAAGAAATCAATTTATTTATACGGCCCATTAGGGGTTGGCAAAAGTACGATTGCAGAAACAGGATATTTAGTTTTGGGTTATTTGAGGCACAGGACAGATTGGTCCAACAGATATTATAAATTTATTTCAATGGATGAGTTGTTTTTAGAGACATACACAGAACAGAGTTTGGATAAAATTGGGAAAGTTGCTAAAGGATCCTGGTGTCTGGATGAGTTGAGGGAAAAACATTTGACATACAAACATTATGGCAATGAATTTTATATTTTAAGCGATATTTTGACGGCCAGGCATAATTTATGGAAAAGAAACGGCACGAACACCATTATCACCT